GGAGAGAGGTGCTTTAAATATAGTAACTAAATCTCCACCTTGATACCCTGTTCCACCTACATTAACCCATCCTCTTGATGTATTATAATAGACTGGGTATTTAGATTTTGCATTTAATATTAAATCAACAATCATTTTATAAACAGAAGAACTTTCTTCGTTCATATTTTCCCTCATTGCCTTTTTATAGTCATCTGGGTAGTTATTTCTAACATGGGTACGAATTACATTTCTTAGTGATCTAGCTTGCTCATAGATATCTAAGAACTTCTTATCATCTTTTGCTTTTTGATATACTTTTTTAGCTGTAGCTGTTAATTCGTCAACATCTTCAACTAATTTGTCTATATTAGGTACGTAATCAATAGACCACGATATAGTACCAGTATCTGGGTCTATATTAGTGACTGTTGATTTAACTCCGTTGTCTACTCTTACATCACCAACTTCTCGTTCTTTTATTTTATATTTTAACCCCATTTGATGTTTTTATTTCGTTTACTAATTGATAATAACGTAACAAATCAACTAAATTACTGTCGCCAACTTTATCGGTTTTCTTTAATTCAGTTAAAAATTTAGATACTTCAGTAACTTTTATTTGGGTGGATTTTTCTTTAATCTCTTTAACAATTTTACTTAAGGTAGATTTTAGATGTTTAATTTTTGTGTTATAAAAGTTTCTTAAATCTGGTGTAGAATCTACTGAATGTATAAATTCCTTAAGTACTTGCTTTTGATCGTCAGATAAAATATCATACTTACCATTAAATTTTTCTAATAAAATTTTATAAGTAAGGGTTCTTATATCTTTGTCATATGAAGAAAATTCTTCTAATACCGTTTTTTTAGTATCATCTGTAATTTCATTCTTTGTTAAATGCTCTAATAAAGTTACTTTATTCTCTACTATTTGGGTTGGGTTTACATTTAAAGAAGAGTTACTACCTTCAATTAAAGTGTATAATGAGGCTAATTCTTTATAATTTCCTATTTTTGAACCAAAAAATGATTCTAAATTATAATGTTTTTTAATCTCGTTAATTAAATTATACTTTTGTTTTCTTAGTGAAGTTCTATTAAACTTAGTAGATGCTTCTAGTATAGTATCAACAACTAAAACTGCTCTACTTTCGTTTAATACTCTTGATTTTAAGATAGATTCGTATAATTTATATTCTTTACCTAAGCTAGTTTTAACAAAGTATTCCTTTAATATATCTATTGCTGGAGAGTCGCCACCTTTTAAAGTATCGGCCGTTATTTGGCGTACTAACAATTCAAAAAGAATTCCAGTATTTTTGTATTTTGAGTGTTTTATTTTCATCAAAGAATATATTTATTTATAAATATTGAAAGGATATTACTCCTTTAATTGGTTTTCATCTAATAACGAAGAAGAATCTTTATCTTCATTAAATACTAGGTTTTTTCTGTCTAATGTTTCAAAAATTTGTTTATTTTGTAAATAAACCATTTTAGCACCTTCAAGAGCTAGTGGACTTCCACCTTTAAATTTATTACGAAGTGAATCAGAATCATTTTTGTCCTTATTTTTCATACCCTGAGTACCTAAACGATCTTTACCAAAATTAGAATCTTGTTTATTTCTACTAGTAACCGTATCTTGTGGACGACCTAATGTAGGATCATCTTGATTATACCCATCTGGTACATTTCCTGGATCTGACATTGTTCTTCCTGCACCATATAATGAAGCTAAATCATGTGGAGTACCATATGATTTACCAGTTTCTACTGGATCATTTCCTTCTGCTCCTATTTGGTCAATTCTAAATTTACGTTTTGCGTCTTCTCTAGCTAAATCCCTATACTCATCGTATTGATCTTCACTAAATTGATATACATTATCATAAATCCAATCAGATGGTACTAAACCTTGTTCAAGCAATTGTGCCGAAAGTTCTGTTTTAGATTTTAACAATTCTATTTTTTCTTGTTCTAACACAATAGATGGGCTAGACATATGAAGTGTAAAATTTGTTAGTGTTTCATCACTATACCCTTGGGTATATAAATGAACTAATGCAATTTTGTTTAATTCTGATAGTATAATACGTTGAAGTCTTTCAATTGTACGAGCAAATCTAATATCCTGTGCTGCTAATGTAGACTTTCCTTCAATATCTTCTTCATATCCTAAAAATGCTTTTGGTATTTTAAGTGCAGCAAATAATTTACCTCTTAAATACTCAACATCTTGAATACCATCATATTGTAAACCAGGTGCTGTTTCAATTTTAGTTGTTTGATCATTTCCACGAACTGGGATGTAGAAATCTTCTAACATATTCATCTGGTTGTACTTTAAATTGTATTCACCAGTTTTATTATCTTGGAATGGAGTACGTTTTAAATTTGAAATCGTCTTTTGCATAAATGCATCTATTTCATTTGGTGGAATAGAACCTACATTCATATAAAAAATACGCTTTTCAGGAGCACGTGATATCCTATGAATTAACATAGCGTCTTCCATTAACACATACTGTTTAAATAATTTTCTAGCTGGTTCTATATATGATCTACCATATGGTAAATAATTTACATCAGAAATTAATCTAAAGTGAGCCATTTCGTAATTATCAAAGAAAATACCTTGTTCATTCATTAAATTACCTGCAGTAGAACCAGGAACTGGATACATACCTGAACTTAAATTATCCATTCCATCGGCCGCATATCTGTATCTAATAGCTGCTGGGTTTTTTGGATCGTATCCTTCTTGTCTTTCGATATGGTATGCTGTATAAGGAATAACATTATAAACACCAAATTTTTCAGCTATTTCTAACTTTAAGAAAAAATCACCATACTTACACATTTGACGTATCCACATCCAAAGATTAAACTCTACGTTTAATACATCGTAAAATAGATTATATAGTATTTTTTGTATATCTTCGTTAGCACTTCTAATTTGAAGTACTTCTCCCATATCATTCTTTAAAGTTGATTCATCGGCTAATATATCAAGAGCGGATGCAATAATAGCATCGTTATCCATTACATCATACTCTGAATAAAGTTGTGGCCTTAAATATTGATAATTTATATTAAACTGAGCACCATATAATGAGGTGGGACTAGTTGAAAATATTCTATTATATCTATCCATTAATGAATTAGTTTCTAATTCACCTGTAGATTGTATTTTACCACTATCTATTACTTTTATTTGATTACCACCAACATTTCTGATGATTACATCAGTTGAGAATAATCTTTTTAATCTTGTAAATACACTTTTGTCAGCCATAATTTGTTATTATTATTATAAATATTACCTAAAGGAGCCATCTAATGTCTTCCTTTTCTCCACCTATGTCTTGATGGTATGGATTATCAGATCCTTGTGAAAAACCATACCCTCCTTGATATTCTGTTCTGTTTACTGCCATACTACCTAATACATTTTTAGTAGCCTGTAATCCTTGTTGTCTCATTTTTAATGCCGTATCTCTAATATACATAGCGATACCAAAAGACATTACTAAATCATCATTATACCCACTTTGGGCTTCTGCTCTATTATTTTTCCAAATAAAAGTTTTCATCTCTTCTATCAGTCTTTTGGATTGGATTGTTACATCTTTACCACTAACGTATTCTTGAAATTTACCTATTATCATGGGTCTTGTTCTTGATGACATTGTAAATCCAGCTACCGCCTCTGAATTGTCCTGATATTTGTCAAAATACGAATTAGATGTTGGGGAGTCACTCCGTTGTGAATAGTAAAGGTTTGGATATGCTCTATCTAAGGCTACCTGTATAGTCGCCCAACCAATATTTGCGTTTTCTATTACTAACATAGCCTCATTATATTCAGTAGCTAGCCCAACTAATAAATGACCATATTCTTTTGTACCTAATTGCCCTTTATATTCAGCAACCTGCACGTTGTTTTCTACATCAATTACATGACATGCTGAATAGTCTTTACCATCTCCACGAGCAACATCTGCAACTACAACATAATCCCTTGTATAGTCAGGTGATTCCCAAACCCATAGGTTTTGATCTGCACCTCTTCTTTCCATAGGGTCTTTAATATATGATTTTTCATAGTATTCTAAATATTCACTATAAAATACAATATCTCCAGATGTGCTAAAATCACAATCACACTCTTGTGCAGCTAATCTAGGATCACCTAATAATTCATCTTGTCTGTTTCTCCATACCTGATCTCTTTCAGGATGGACATACCATGGAAGTTTAATAGGTAAAAAATCATTTTCTCTATTTTCTGCCTTAACCCATGTTTGATGAAACCAGTTACCTGTACCATAAGGTGTAGATAATACAATAGCACCACCACCTGTTGCTAATGTTTGTTGAGCTGATGCCCATGTTTCTGCAATGTTATCAATAAATGCTGCTTCATCAACTATTAGTAAGGATACTGCTTCAGAACGTGCAGCATCGGCATTTGAAGATTTTGCTTGGATTTTTGAACCATTAGTTAACCTAAGTGATAATTTGTTATTTTCAGCCGAGTCTATTTTTAACCATGAAGGTAAATTTTCCCACATGAATTGAACTTTAGTTACTAAGTTTCTTGCTGTTGCCTGTGTAGTTGCTAATGCTAATACATTTCGATCTTTATGAAATGTCATTAACCACAAAGAATAACCAGCGGTTAAAGTTGATATACCTAATTGTCTAGATTTTAATATAGCGGTATAATCGTTGTCTTGAAATAACGTGAGTACCTTTTCTTGAAATGGGTACAGGTTAAACTGTATGCGACCACGTTGTGGATGCTGTATATAACAGTATTTACGCATAAAATGCACTGGATCTTGGGCACATTTAAGATATTCTTGACGAATTACTTTTTTTATGTCTGACATATAACTATTTTAGTATAAGGACGGCTGTTACTATGGCTATTAAACCAGCACCACCCATTAACTTAGTTTTAATCTTTTGTTTTTTTAAATCTATCTGTAACCTTTTGGTTAGTTGTTGAGATATATCTAATTGATTTGTTTTTGTAAACATTATAGATTCAAAATTCCCTACTTGAGAATTAAGATTAAATATAATACTATCTTTTAAAATAATCTTACGTTCTAATAAATTTACTTTACTATTGGTTAAAAGTAATTCTTTTTTAACTCCATCACCAAATATTAAATCCTTAATTACTAACTTTACTATTGGTTTTTTTAATCGAATCGAGGTACTGTCCGTAACGCTCTGTGAAAAACCTAGTAAGCTCGTCATCGTTAAAAGAATCAACAGCATTAACTTTTTCATTTACTTTCCATTTTAAAGTTTGTATTTTATTATCTTTAAGATCAATTTTTTGATCTAATTTTACTATTTGAGTATTTAAGGTATCAATCTTAAAAGTCAATTCGCCATTTACATGATGTAACGAATCAACTTTTTGTTCTAGTGCCTCTATTTTATTATTATATTCATTAATATATTCTTTTTCATTTGAAGAGTACATATTAATTAAATAATAGACCCCAAAAAATGCTATAGCGAGGTATAAAAGTCTTTCTTTAAAAGACATTATATCTTTTTGTTATCTAGAATACTTTCTAATTCTTTTTTTAATTTAGTTTTTGCTTTTAAAGTTTTAACTAACTTTTCTTTATCTTCACCTTCGGCTTTTGAATATTTTTTAGCTAACGACTTCATTTCTTGGGTTAATAAAGCAAGTTCTTCTTTTGCCTTAGCTAATCCTTTAGTTTTTTTAATATCTTTTTTTGTTGGTTCTTCATCTTCTTCTTCTCTAATACTGATACTATCTAAAGCATCTCTTGTACCTTTAAACATTGGTATTTCTTCTTGTTCCATATCTGAAAATCCTCGTGTTTCTCTATTTACTTTATATAGGGCAGTTTTTATATTTTTTAATGCATCTTGAAACCCCATTCCATTATCTTCATTAGCATATTTTTGAATTGCTTTTAATAATTCCATAGGAACTTCTCCTTTATTTTCTTCTATACCCGCTTTTTCTTTAGCTGCTGCTAATGCGTTTATAGCAAGGGTCTTTTTTTCTATGTCTTCTGTTGATTCTTCTTCTTCAAACAGTGCAGATAAAATGTTTTC